AAAGAACGCTAAGAGAAGTGTTGTTGACCCACGGGTTGCTGCTATGTCTCCTACTAAACGCAAAAAGTTTTTGGCTCAACAGAAAAAAGAGTGGAAGCGTCTTAAGGGTGTTAAGATTTCTGGTCAGAAAATGACTGACAAGGAGGCTAGGGATGCTTTGTCTGATTTGGGTAAAAGGCAGTTGCAATCTAGTCGGGTTCGTTCTAAGCCTGTTGAGAAACGGGAACCTACGGTTTGGGTTCGTGATAAACAAGGTAAATTGGTGCCGAAGAAGTCTAATAAGAAGTAGTTATGGCTGCACGGTTTAAGAAGAATAAGCCTATGGGTGGTCAGATGGCACCTGTTATTCCAGAGGTTCAACCTGCTTATGCTGAGTCACAAATTGGTGTAAGAAACCAGCCCACTGCACCTAAGATGGGTGCATTGGATAAGGGTAGTGCTGCTCTTTGGGCTGTATTGTCCGCTATTGGTGGTCAACTTAAGGATGAGGTTGGTCAGTTAAAGAATAACCCTATGGGTTCTCTTAAGGCTACTTTGGATGCTTATACTGTTGGTCCTGAAGCCCGTAAGCGTTTCAAGCAGGGTGATTATGCTGGGGCTATTAACCAGTCTGGTGTGGGTCAGTTTGCTGCGCTGCCTGAGTTAGATAATATTTTTCAAGGTAAGGGTTCACCTAGTGACCTTGCTTGGTTGGCTTTGACTTATGGTACTGGTGGTGCTGGCAAGGTTATAAAGCCAGTTAAAAATGCCTTGAAAAAGGGCACCACTAAGGCTTATATTGATGTCCTTAATCGCTTAAAGTAACTTAGGGAACATTTGGGGGTATATGATGGCTAATTCTAGTGTTCCTGCTCACGCCTATTATGGCACTCCTCAGACTGGATACCGCCTAGCGGCTGTATCCGAGTCCCGTATTGCTGCACCTAGTGGACCTTATATTGGTCGTGGGGATAAGTGTGCTGGTAATGATGATACTTGTGGTGCGAACAAGGTGCGTGGACAGCAGTTCTGTGCAGGGCATCTAAAGCAGGCTAAAGCGTTGGCTGAGGTTGCTGAAAAGATTGAGGGCGTATAATGGCTTATGCTCAGATGACTGCTGCCGCTTTGCGTCAGACTGTTCGTGACATTACCGACCTTGATGCTGAGGACCTTCCAGATTCGTTGTTGAACTTGTATTTGCGTGACGGATATTACCGTATTTTGGACCTTGAGAAGCGTTGGACTTTTCTGGAAAAGACTTTTACTTTTAACACGGTTGCTGAGCAGCGGGCTTATACTATTAGTTCTTTTACGGCTGACCCAATTTCTCAGGTTGTGTCTATTGTGGATAATACTAATATTGGTTTGCGTTTGGATATGGTCGGTCATGATATGGCTGAGCAAACTTATGTTGGTTCTTATGATACTAGCGGTGACCCTTTATTTTATAGCATTTGGGAAGGCAAAGTTCATTTGTTTCCTAAGCCTAATAATGTTCGTACTTTGACTGTCCGTGCTTATCGTGAGCCGATTGATTGGATTACTTCTGAGGGTAATGTGGATGCAAGTGCTAACTTGCATTTTGCTTTGGTGTATTATGCTTGTAGTCGTGTGTATCAGCGTCTTGAGGATACTTTGATGGCTGGTGAGTATAAGCGTTCTTTTGATGAGGCTGTTACTTTGGCTGCTGCTAATATTACTAAACCGTCTAGTCATGCTAATTTGCGTTTGAACGCTGGTCAAACATCTGGTCGTCCTACTTTTAATGGTTGGATGCAGATGATGGGCAAGAATCTGGGTCAGTAATGAGCCAGATACAAATTAGTGAAGTATCGGACTTTACTGGTGGGTTGAACTTTCGTGCAGACCAGTTTCAGTTGGCTAGTTATGAGTCACCTGACATGTTGAATGTTGAGATTGACCCTCGTGGTGGTGTTTTTAGTCGTGGTGGTCAACATAGGTTGAACACCACAGCAGTTGCTGGTACTTGGACCCCACATAAGTTGTATCCTTTTGCTGGTGCAACATCAACTATTATGTTGACGAATGGCACTAAAGTGTTCCGTTCTACTGGTGGTAACTTTACTGCTTTGCAAGCATCTGCTGGCGTGGACATTAGTTCACCTAGTGCTCATGGTGCTTGTATGGCGCAGTGGGGTGACAGTATGTATATTGCTACTGGTGCAACTGGTAATGGTGGTTATGTTTGGAAAACAACTGACACTTATGCGTTTGCTTTGACAGCATCTGGAACTAATCCTCATGATTGGCAAACTACTCAAGATTCTGCGCAACGCAAAATACCTACAGCAGAACATCTTGTTGTCCACGCTAATAAGATGTGGGCTGCTAATACAACTGAGGCTGGAACATATTATCCTAATAGGTTGCGTTTCTCTTTGGAGAACGCCCCTGAAAACTGGGCTAGTGCAGATTATTTTGACATTAACGGTGGTGGCAACGGTATTACTGGTATGGCTGTTGTTAATGGTCAGTTGGTTGTTTTTAAGCCTAATGCTGTTTATGCTGTTTTAGGTTATGATTCATCAACTTTCCAAGTTGTTGAATTAACAAACCGTATTGGTTGCCTTAGTCATCATGCTATGGCACAATCTGAAGATGGTGTATATTTCTTTAGCCATAATCAAGGTTTGTTTTATTATAATGGTTCTAGTATTCAAGATATGTTTGGCAACTTGCGTACCGCTATTGACTTGAATTATATTAATCCTGCTGAACATGAATCTATTACTGTGTCTTGGGTTGGTCGGCGTGTTTGGGTTTCTGCACCATATTCGGTTGATACGACTGTAGCATATTCTAGGGTTAATTTTGTTTTGGACCCTTCTATTCGTGGTGGTGTTTTCACACAGTTTCAGACCGCAGATGGTTATGGTTTGATTGCTGGTTGTGACTGGACTGATTCCAATAACATTGATTATCGTTTAATGATTCACCCAACACAGGCTTATGTGCTTAAGGTTGATTTGTATTCCGAAGAATCCGATAACATTGATGGAACGCCATCGGCGTTCACATCATATTATAAGACTCGTTGGTTTGACGGTGGTTCTTATATGCAGAAAAAAATGTTTCGCCGTCCTGATTTTGTTGTTAAAGAATCAGATTTGTCTCAAGCAATCACGGTAAAGGTTTACCATGATTTCACTGAGGGTGTCGGTAATGAGAAAAAGATTTTTACTATCAGTCAGGTTCCTGCTGCAACGGCTTTGATTTGGGGTTCTGGTTTATGGGGTGAGGATTGGTCTTCTGGTGCTGTTAGTTCTACTGTTAAAACTGGTCGTAACCTTGGTTTAGCGAGGACAGTGCAGTTGGAGTTTATTGGTCCATCAAGTCAAAAATGGGGTATCAATAGTATTGGATATAAGTATAATTCACGAAGAGTAAAGGGTTAATATGGCTACCTTAAGCATACCAAATACATTTGTTAACGGAACACCTGCTGTTGCGACAGAGGTTAACGCTAACTTTAATGCTGTTAAAACTTTTGTTGAGGCATTAGCGGCTGGAACTAATCTTGATGATGGTTCTATTGTTTACAGCAAGTTGGCTGCTGCTACAATTACGGCTTTGACTACTAGTGGTGATAATGCCGAGGTTGTTATCGGGTCACAGGTTTTTGGATAGACATGTGGCAGCCACCCTTTTTGTCCGTGCTAAACAGTAGCGATAAAGATGCGCTTCAAAGCATCTTTAGGTCGTTGCAGGCTGAGTTGGCTAGGATGGAAAAAGAGATTCAGGACCTAAAATCTAGTCTTAAGGAACAAAACAGGTAATAGTGATGAGCATGTTAGACGCATATTATGGGGATTATGGTATGGCTGAGGCTACCGCACGCAAACGGCGTGCGTCTAGTTCTATAGCGAATCTTCAGGCGGCTCGTATGGGTCAGAAGCGTGGACAAAGGTCTTTATCAAAGTTGACTCAACAGTTGACCGAGGGTTTTCAGCCGAAGATGGCTGAGTATGGTCAGCGTGGTTTGGCTGGTCCTAATGTGGCTTCTGGTATTCAGCGTAAAGGGTTGGAGCGTTATGCTGCGACTATGCAGGAAAGTTTGGGTGAGGCT